CTTATATGAATATATCCTTGGGTATTCTTGTAGGTCTTCGATCCGAGAATCTTCCGATCCGGTTCCTCTTCCATACATGAGACTAAATCCAAGTTTGATAGCCATTGTCCAAGTGATTCCCTTTTGCATCTGTCTCAAGCTAAACTTACTGGGATCCTCTGTGATGCACAGAGACTTAACATTGCTCAGTATGTCCAGATTTCCTCTTCTGTCGATATAACCCAAAGCACGGTTGATGCTTTCTGTTACATTAGGGGTGTAGATTTTGTTGAACAGCGGGAAGGGTTGATCAAGGTCTTTTATCTCGTCACATGTGGGTACTACACATGTCTCGCACTCTATGTGATAATGCATGAAGGTATTCTCATACCTTCGGGCAGATATATATTGGAACCAACAATAACAGGCTTGAAAGTGTAGTGTAAAGTTTGTCTGACCTCTTCCATATTTAGGCATGCAATCACTCGACATGTACACTGTACTCCCGATTTGTGGGGCATAGTTGATAAAGACTCCCTCAGAGGCTCCAGCTGGATTAAATCTGTGATCAATGGACCCTGATGACATCTGTCCTTTGGGATCATCATCAATAAACCTATCATAAACAGAAATATCACATACTGCCTCAACATTTTTCTTCACTATCTCCATTAAGTTGGGCCCAATCCCTAACCAGGATGAGTATCTGCATATTCTAGATCCTGCAGCAATTAGGGGCTCTCGTCTAGCATCAAAGTCTTGATCAGATACAACTTTGCTCTTAATTCTAGACCCCAAGTAAGGAACAAATTCTCCTCTAGGGTTCACTCTGACATAAATATAATCTGTTGGAGGACAATCATGCTGCAGGCCTTGACATTGTGTTCCAATACTTAACTCTAATGGATGAGGAGTTGTGACCCCAGTTATGGTTCTTGACCACCCTACGTTTCGACATTTTCTAGCATGTTCTGTTGCACACTCGGAAAAGACAACCCCACCTACAGTGGGCCTCCAGCACAGGTACATAACATAATTATGCTCATTATACATCATTGCTCTCATAATCTGAGTGTTTATTGCATTCCTTTGAGCTATCTTCTTTATGGTACTGGTGTTCTCGACCCTTCTGAGAACTCCATCAATGTATACATGGGCGTATGTAGAATATATTTCTGATGACACATATGGATTCATCGGGTCTGTCATCATGGCTTGACACACTGCTTTCCTATCGAAACATCCGAGAATGGTTTCTGCTTCCTTTAGGAACTGATTGTCTCCAAACTCTCCGGATAGCAAGAAGTCTCGGGCTAGATCTCTCCCTTGAAGCCCAGGAGTCGGCGGCTTTTCGAAGTTGATTGAAGCTGGACTCTGTATCAACATATCAGGCTCAATTGTTCCGTTCCCTCTGAAGCTATACCAGTTCTCAAGCATCTTTTGATAGGGTCCCTTTACTGATTTCAATAGTTTGATCCATGCGAATGCTTCTGATGCATGATCAGGGAATCCCCTCATGATGAAACCAGTCAATGGGATTGTAACACTCCCTCCAGCAGCTGTAGGGATCAAGATCATTGTAGCAATCAATTGTCTCTTGTTTACTGCCCTTACCTTGGGGACATCTTTGTTGTACCTGTTGCCAGGAATCCTTACAAAATACTCATGTTCTCTCATAATACTTTTCCTTGTGAAAGGATGATACTCAAGCAAGTAATTCAAAGACCACTCCGCCATAGCTATAAATATGATATACATTACATCTGGCATCTCACTCAATCCTGCTGCAGATGCCATATTTGTAGCGATTGTACCTATCACACCAGATACTGTTACTTGTCCCTCATTTGTGAGTGCATATGATCGGAGAATCTTTTTGAACCATTGGGGCATCGCCTTTCCATCGTGTAGTATCATCTTCCCATACATAAACAGTCTAGTGGAGGTCCATGTCTCCCTCACCTTGATCGGGAGACAGGCTTGATCAAAGGTTTTGTCCATATCAGCAATGAAGTTGTCTTTGATGACCTTTGCATTAGATATCATATCCACCCTACCCAGTTCGTTATTGTTCCATCTCTGAGTAGGCATCAATATTCTAACAATCTGATTGTCTCCTTGTCCCATTAGGCGGATCTTAATATTCTCCCGCTCAGCTATGCTTGTGAGGGCATTTACAGTTGCGATTGTCCATCCTTTTTGACGCAGTCCCTCAAACCCTCCTTGATGTCCTCTATATGCCATAGGTGGATCATCTTTCAATCTTCCATTCTCTACAATCGGCACATACTTCCCGGAGGATGAGTACACATA